TGCTAACAAGCACAGCAGGTGGTGTAGTACGCATTAAGAATCCAAACGCTATTGTTCCTATGACTGTTCAGTCTACTGCAAGCCAATCGTTCCCGATGATGGAGTATTTGGATGGCGTACAAGCTAAACGTACCGGTGTAAGCGATTTGCAACAAGGCTTAGACCCAAACATATTACAGAACGTATCTGCTACAGCCGTGGCAGCCATGACGCAGCAATCAACAGGCAAGTTAGAGTTAATAGCCCGTATCTTTGCTGAAACAGGTGTAAAATCATTATTTAAAGGTATCTTGCATTTAATGTGCAAATATCAGAATTCTGTGCAGACAGCACGTATTCACAATAGCTACGTACAGTTTGACCCAAGAGAATGGGATACTGAATACAACGTAACTATTAACGTAGGTTTGGGTAACGGTAATAGACAAGAGCAAATAGCCATGCTTCAAATGATTCTTGCCAAGCAAGAGCAAATCATTCAGCAATATGGGCCAACCAATCCGCTTGTTTCCGTTACTCAATACCGTAAAACACTTGGCCGCATGATAGAGATGGCTGGCTTCAAGGACACAACATCGTTCCTAAATGAAGTCACACCTGAAGTTGAGGCTGGCATACAACAACAAGCAGCACAGGCAGCACAAGGTCAATCAGACCCAACCGCTATGTTCGCTGAAGTTGAGAAGATGAAGGCTCAATTGCAAGCACAGACAGCGCAAGCTAAGATGCAAGCAGAACAATCTAAACAACAAGCACAGATACAACTAGCGTCAGAGAAGCTACAAAGTGACCGTGAGCAAGCTATGGCTGACATTGCCATGAAGCAAGCAGAGTTAAGTATGTACGAAGAAAAGGCAGCGTTAGAGATTGAGATGCAACGTGTTAAGTTGATACAAGACGAAGCTATGGCTGACCGCAAACAATCACTAGAAGAACGCAAGCAAGTTGTTGCAGAGTTAGAGATGGTAACTAAAAGCATGAACGACATAACAGACGTTGAGATGGCTAAAGCAGAGTTAGCTAATTTACTAGCGCAGTTGAGGGGATAATATGGCAACAGTAACTGGATTAAACGCTATGGGAACTAGTTCTGCTATTGGGCAGGGTAATGGTTCATCTATGGCCAGTATTTTTCAAAAGACTCCTGCTCAAGTTGCTGCTGCTACTCAAACTGCTGCTGCTAAAGATAAAGTTAAAGCATTGGTTGCTGTTACTGTAGACCAAAAACCAGCAGCATTACCACCAGGTGAAGTTGTTAAACTAACTAACGAAAAAGGCAAGGTAGAGTATTACGTTGGTACTTATGATGGTAAATTATCTAAGCCATTAACTTCAGTATCTAGTGCAGTTGATGCTGTTAATACACAGATTAAAAAAGCTGAAACAGTACAAGCTACTGCATTACGCACATCACAAAAGATTGAACTTGATGAAACTAAGCAAGCATTAACAGAAGCTGGATTATCTACTAAAGAAATAAGCAAGATTATTACGGCAGAAAAAGCTGCTAACACAGCCGAACTTGCTGAATACAAAGGTTTACTTGCAGAGCCTATGTTGCAATACGGCACTCGTGACCCAGCAACTAATGCGTTTGTTGCTAGCGCGACACCAACACCTACCCCTACATCATTGCTTACTTACAATGACCCAGTAATTGCACCAACTGTACAAGCTAACATTCAATCTGCTAATGACGCTGTTGCTGAATTCCAGTTACTAAAAGGTATTACTGAGCCATTCTTGCCTAGTGGCAATACAACATCTGGTATTAATCAATATGCCATCTATCAAGCATTAGATAATGGCGCTATTGTTGCAACTAAAGATGCAAACGGCATGACTACTGGATATACAGTATCTCCCGAAGTAGCTGCTGCCAAAGGTGAACAAAGCGGGTTAATTGATGCAACTGGCATGAGTAAAGCTAGTTCAAGGGCATTAGGATTAATTTTAAATAACGATGCTCTTATTGGTGAGAAAGCCAATGTAGTTGTTGATGCTGATGGAAACTATTTTGTCAATGATGCTAGTGGTGCTGACCGTTATGGCAAACAAAATTCTTTAGTTGATACAGGTCGTGTTGATGCTAATGGTAACAAGATATTTGCTGAAGTGTCTACAGATAACTCCAAGAAAAATTACGTAACAGTTGTAAGCAACTATGTACAAAACAAAGACGGCACATTTACTTATGCTGGAGTTGATGATACTAACTATACTTATGTAGAAGGCTTCAATCCAATTAAAGCACTTGTTATAGCTGGGATGTCTGCTGGATTTGGTGCAGGTGCTGGGGCGCTTTCTGGACTTTCTGGTTCTGCTGCAACCGCAGTCGGTGGTGCAGTTGGTGGTGCTACTGGGGCTGCATTATCTGGTAGCAATATACTTAAAGGTGCATTGCTCGGTGGATTAGGTGGATTTGGCGTAGGTGAAGTTCAAGCTGCCGCACAAGCTGCTGGTGGTTATGAAAACTTATTAGGTCAAGTTAGTTCTGGTAACTTTTCATCATTTACTCAAGCCGTACAAGATGCTACTACTTTTGCTAATTCTGCTGCTGGGTCAGCTAGTGGTGTAGATGGCGGTGGTGGTGGATTTGCTGGTGGTGGTGAAAGCCAAGCTAGTATAGATTTTGGTACAGACGCTTCAGTTGCTAATGGTGGATTTACTAATGCAAATAATCTTGCTAACACTACAGTAAATGATTATTTAAATAAGTTTAATGCTGATGGCACACTTAAAACAATAGACTTGGCTAATTCTAATTCTTATACAGATGGCACAAAAATAACAGGTGGTGGTACAAATACATCATACATTGATAATGCTTTGGATAAGTTTAAATTGGACAATTGGTATAATGACCAAACAATGGTAGAAAACTTTACAGGTGGCAAAGCTACTGATAATGGCATACCTGGTGTAAATCCTGATGGTACATTTAAGCAAATAGATTTAAGCAATAGTGACTACTACACAGATGGCACACCAAGAAATGTAACAACATCTACTGGTGGTGGCTTACTAGACACGCTTACAAATATAGGCTCATCAGTTGTAGGCTCATTAGGCATACCTGGAACAATTGTAGCTGGTAGTACAATTATCCCAGAAATTATAAAAGCAGTTACTCCTGGAGCAAAAACAGACAATACTGTATATACAGCACCGCTATTAAATAATGTTATGTTTGGTAACAATGGGACTACAGATTGGGCTCAATACTATAACAATCTATTTAAACGTCAAGGTTATGGCGCAGGTCAATACTTGGGTTATGACATTATGAACAAGTTAGGCGATATACCTCCAGAACTAATGGGCTTATTAGGTACATCAGCACAAGCAACACCAACAACTACGGCATAATATGAACAGAACACAAGAAGCACAGTTATTGTTAGGCAACGAGTTCTTTAAAACAGTATTTCAAGAGTTAGAGGAATTACAACTATCAAGGTTTGTAAATTCCAATGAAGAAGATATTAATGGTCGTGAGTTAGCTTATGTAAAACTCGCTACCTTGAGAGAGATTAAATCGCATATAGAATCAATCGCAGCGTCAAGCGAAATTCGTGATAAGCGATGGAAGATTTGGTAACTTTTTACCAAACGCAGTCAGGGCGAATCTGAATATAGGAAGTAAACAATGGAAAATACCATGACCCCAGCTACTGGGAATGGCACGGTGCAAGAAGCAGCAAGCCAATTTTTTGATATGATGGAAGAAGCTGAAAACCCAGAAGGGCAAAATGAAGCCGAACAAGAGTCAGACGAAATTGAGGAAGGCGAATCTGATGAGGAAGAACTAGAAGCCTCTGAAGAACTTGATAGTGATGACGAAGATGAGGAACAGGAATCAGAACCTACTTACCGTATTAAGATGGCTGGTGAGGAACGTGAGATAACCCAACGTGAACTTATTAAGTTAGCACAGCAAGGGGCAGATTACACCAAGAAGTCGCAGCAAGTAAGTGAACAACGCAAAGCGTTAGACGCAGAAAGCAATGCGATACAAGAGGCTAAACAGCTACGCAACGAATACGCACAACGATTAGAAGCAATGCAGCAAATGCTACAGGCTCAACAACCGGAAGATGATTTAGATTACCTTCAGGAAAATGACCCGATTGGCTACGCTGTCAAGGTTGCAGATATGACTAGGCGTGAAAAGCAAATGAACGCGATTAATTACGAACGCCAACGCATTGCTCAACAGCAACAAGCGGAAGTATCGGAACATCAACGCAGACACGTTGCTGCGGAAGCAAATAAAGTCACAGAGTTAATTCCTGATTACTCAGACCCGAAAAAAGGTGCTGCATTACGGAATGAATTACGTAGTTATGCTAAAAGCATTGGCTACACAGACGAGGAGATTGGCGCAGTATATGATGCACGTACTGTTAAGGCTCTATACGATGCAATGCAATACCAAAAGTTAGTTGAGTCTAAACCAGGCGTATCTAAAAAAGTGCAACAAGCACCTAAGATGATTAAACCAGGCAATTCATCTACTAAAACAAGTACAACAGAATCGCAGAAGCGCCAATTCAACAAGTTGAAATCAACTGGCCGAGTTAAAGACGCTGCTGCATTATTTGAGAAATTTTTATAAAGGAAGTAAAAAATGGCAACATATCAAACCTATACCGCTATTGGTCAGCGTGAAGACCTAATGGATGTTATCTATAACATCGCCCCAACAGAAACACCTTTCATGTCATCAATTGGCAAAACATCTGCTACTGCTCGTTTACACGAATGGCAAACAGATACACTAGCTGCTGCTGTAACAACTAACGCTGCGATTGAGGGTGCAACTGCTTCATCTGCAACTATCACTCCTTCAGTACGTTTAGGCAACCGCGCACAGATTTCACAAAAAACCATTGCTGTATCTGGTACTTTGGAAACTGTAAACAAAGCTGGCCGTCGTTCAGAGAAAGCCTATCAATTGGCTAAAGCCTCTAGCGAACTAAAACGTGACATGGAAGCTACTTTGTTGTCAAACAACATTGCTGCTGATGGTAATGGTTCATCTACTGCTCGTACATTGGGCGGTTTACAAGCATGGTTAAGTTCTAACTACTCTGGTGGTGCTTCTGGTACTGCTGGTTCATTAGGTACTACTGCTCGTGTAACAGGTACTGACCGTGCATTTACAGCTACATTGCTAAACACAGTAATGCAATCTGCATTTACTAACGGTGGTTCACCAACAATGTTGTTTGTAACACCAGCACAAAAAGTAGTTGCATCAACCTTCACAGGTATTGCTACTCGCTACCGTGATGTTCCTTCTAACCAACAAGCACAAATCATCAACGCTGCCGATGTATACGTGTCAGATTTCGGTATCATTCAAATCGTACCAGACCGTTTCATTCCAAACAGCGACAACGATGATTGCGCTTTCTTGATTGACACAGAGATGGCAGCAGTTGCTTACCTACGCCCATTCCAAACTAACGAATTGGCAAAAACAGGTGACGCTGAAACAACTCAATTGCTTGTAGAATATACATTGCAAGTGAACAACGAAGCAGCACACGGAATTATAGCCGATTTAAGCTGATAGCTATTGACATACCTGTCTTAACAAAGTAAGATATCTCCTATGTTAAATCATAGGGGGTATCTGAAATGAAATGCACCGTAGAAAATTGTTGTAATAAGTATTATGCAAAAGGATATTGTGAAAAACATTATCTTAGAGTTAAAAAGCATGGAAATACTGAAGGGCTAAAACCACAAGCTCCTGCTAAAGAAAGATTTTTTAAGTTTGTTGAAAAAACTGACAAATGTTGGAACTGGGTTGGTAATAAGCGTGGTAATTATGGTGGATTTTCAATAGGCGCAAGAACTGCAGGTACTGTATTAGCTCATAGATTTTCATGGGAATTACACAACAATAAAACAATACCAAGTAAAATGGTTGTAATGCACTCATGTGATAATCCATTATGCGTTAATCCAGCGCATTTAAGTATTGGAACGCACATGAACAATACACATGATATGTTAAGAAAAGGCAGACATACATATATTGCTCATGTTGGTAATAAAAATGGCAAAGCAATTATTAACGCTGACATAGTTAAGCAAATACGAGAAAGCAATTTATCTAATGCAGAACTAGGAAGGCAATTTAATGTTTCGCCAAATTGCATACGTGGCGTAAGAACAGGAAGAACTTGGAGTCACATATAAATGACAAACACACTATACGAAAACGGTAAGAAAACAGAGTTCTTTGATAATGGCTCAGATGTAGTTGTCAAACAAACGCAAGACATTACTGGAATCATTGAGTTTAACAAAGCGCAATATAATGAAACTGATTCTAGGGCAAGGTGGAGTGACGATGCAGTAGGTAACAAAGTTGCATCTATACCGCTAACAGTATTTCAAGACCTTGAGAAAAAAGGCATCACACGTGGCTTTACGATTATAGACCACAAGCGATTTAAAGAATTTTTGAACAATCCTGACAATCAAGTATTTAGAACCAGACCGGGAAGAATATAAATGGCATTTACAACATACGCACAGTTACAGTCTACGATTGCAGATTATCTTGCACGTAGTGATTTAACAAGCCAAATACAGGACTTTATTTCACTAGCTGAAACAAGATTAAGCCGTGACTTGCGTATTCGTCAAATGCTGACATATACAACAATCACAATGACGGCTAACTCGGCCAACGTAACTATCCCTGCTGACTTCTTATCTATACGGGATATTCACATTATTGGCTCACCAGTTTACGCATTGAAATATGATTCACCGTCTAACTTGTTTAGAAACACAGATTCATTTGTTACAGCACTACCTAAGTTCTATACGACAGTAGGCGCACAATTTGTGTTCTCACCAATACCTGATTCAGCTTATGTATTGCAAATCCTTTACTATGCTAAACCACCAGTATTAAGCGATAGCAACACATCTAACGTATGGCTAACTAACTGTCCTGACGCATTGCTATACGCAGCACTAGCAGAAGCAGAACCTTACTTAATGAACGATGCTCGTATTGCTACATGGGCAGCATTGTACGACAAGTCTATTACATCATTGACATCAAGCGATGACAGTTCAGAGAACGCTGGTTCACCATTAGCAATCACAATAGCAGCGAGATAATATGGAAAGAATAAACTTAGGCGAATGGACACCAGACCAACCGGGTATATCCGGTAGTCTAACAATAGCGACTAACGTAGTACCACAACAAGTGGGCTATGGCCCATTCCCAGAAGCATCAGTTTATTCAAGTGCAGCTTCACAACCTTTGCTTAGTTCTTTTGCTGGTGTTTACGGTAATACTTTGGTGTTATTTGCTGGCGGTGCTACTAAGTTATTTAAGTTTAACGATTTAACTACAGCCTTAACTGACGTATCTAAAGCAGGTAGCTATACTTCTACTGACGGATGGGAATTTGCACAGTTTGGAAACATCGTAATTGCAGCAAACAATGAAGACAAGCTACAGGCATGGAACTTAACATCATCTACCGCTTTTGCTGACTTATCTGTCAATGCACCTATAGCCAAGTTTGTTACAGTAGTTCGTGATTTTGTAGTTGCTGCTAATATAGGTTCTGGTACTAACCCAAGCAAAGTGCAATGGTCAGACTTAAATGATGAAACAGATTGGTTGCCAGGGCCAACAAGTCAATCAGACTTTCAAGAGATGTCAGATGGCGGCAATATTACTGGTTTAACTGGCGGTGAGTTTGGTTTAGTTTTGATGGAACGTGCGATTGCTCGTATGACCTACTCAGGTTCACCATACTTCTTCCAATTTGACATTATTTCCCGTGGTTTAGGCTGTATTGAGTCAGGTTCTGTAGCGCAATATGGTCAAACTACATTCTTCTTATCTGATAACGGCTTTTACTCATGCAATGGTCAAGTGTTAGAACCAATTGGTGCTGAGAAAGTAGACCGATTCTTCCTAGATGACGCAGACCAAGCAGCTTTAAGTCAAATGAGTGCTACTATTGACCCATTGCGTAAGTTAGTTGTATGGGAATACCGAAATAACAACCAACAAAATGGCTTATTGATTTATAATTGGCAAGTAAAACGCTGGTCTTATGCAGTTACAGACGCAGATTATCTATCAACAGCAGCTACGCCAGCACTAACACTAGAAGCATTAGACGCATTTGGTACTGTAGACAGCATTACTACCTCATTTGACTCACGTGTGTGGGTTGGTGGTAAGGCTACGTTAGCTGGCATACGTGGTAGTAGCATCATTACCTTTACTGGCGGCAACTATAACGCAGAAATCGCTACAGGTGACATAGAACTATCACAGAACTCGTTAGTTGGCGTTATAAAACCAATAGTAGACCAAGGTTCATGTAACGCACAGATAGCATCACGTAGAAGTCTTAACGATGATGTAACTTATAGTGCTACTAGCGTACAAAATGCAGATGGTCGTTGCCCGGTAAGGTCAGCAGGTCGTTTTCACCGCATTAAACTATTACCTACAGGCGATTGGACAGCCGCAGTAGGCATGGACATAGAAGCAGCAACACAGGGCGGTAGATAATGGTTCAATTCGTCACACTACCACAGCAAGGCGGTGACGCACGGCAAGTAGCCGAAGTGGTACGTGGTATAATGGATGGAAAGACCAATAACACAGGCACGATAGAATTAGCCACAGGTGGTGCAACGTCTACAACGATATATAACGAACGCATTGGCTATGACTCTGTCATATTGCTTACACCAACGTCAGCCATATCGTCTAACTTGGCTTTGCCTTATGGCGCATGGCAAGATAGCGTAGACCAAGTAGCAGCTAACACTACTACAGCTTATCCAGTTACATTTGATACTATTGATTACGAAAATGGACTACGATTAGTTAGCACATCACGCTTGACTGCTGATTACTCTGGTTTATATAACTTACAATTTAGTATTCAATTTAGCAATATGGCTAACTCTACAGAAGATGTTAGCGTTTGGTTTCGTAAGAACGGTACAGACATACCTAAATCTAATAGCGTGTTTGGATTAGCCCCAAGAAAAAATGTTTCAGAAGCGTATCATATTATTGCTGCCTTAAACTACTTTGTAGACTTGGCTAAAAATGATTATGTTGAGATTATGTGGTCAACAACTAATACAGCAGTAACTTTAGATGCTAAAGGCACACAGACTAGTCCAACACGACCAGCTACACCTAGCGTTATAACAACAATGCAATATGTATCAGTAGATGGATATACTAACAACATATTTACTTATCCATATATTAGCAGTCAGACTAGAGGTAGTGCTGTAATTTCACATTCTGCTAACTCAACTGCTGGATTAACTTATCAATACATTATTGTTGGCTAAATGGAAATTAAATACATACCGCCAAACGAACTAAGAGAATGGTGGGGATTTGCAAAAGAAGGCTTACAGGCTGTTTTAAATAAATCGCCTGAGGATTACATCCAAGAAGAAGTTTTCGTGGCTCTATGGACACAGAAATCAATGCTATGGGTATTCTTAGATGATAATAAGCCTAAAGGTTTTACTGTACTAACACCAGAAGATGATAATTTGTTTATTTGGGCAGTATGGGGGAAAGAACCACAGCAACCTGAAGTAATTGCTGAATGCTTTGAGATTATTAAAGGTATAGCCAAGCAAGGAAACGCAAAAAGTATTACTTTTGGTTCTCATAGACTTGGATGGGAAAAGTTAGCAAGAAAATTAGGTTTCACACCTAGACTATGGGAAATGAAATTAGAGGATTAAAATTATGAGTTCAAAACCACAAAACGTAACACAAGTTCAATCAATTGACCCAATGCTAAAACCTTATGTTACGCAAGGTCTAGAAAATGCGTCAAGTTTATATAATCAAGCAACGGCTTTAGATGCACAAGGCAATTTAATTCAACCAGCGTACTATCCTGGTCAAACTTATGTTGGTATGTCACAGCCTACTGAAGCATCAATGCTTGCATTAAAGAACAGGGCAACACAAGGCAACATACTTAATCCTGCAGCACAACAACAACAATTAGGTACAATAGGTGGTCAGTATTTAGCTGGCAATCCATTCTTTAGCGGTGCATTTAAAGGTGCAGCAGAACAAGCAGGAAACGTCTATAATGCTAATGTAAACTCGGCATTGTCTAACGCATCACAAGCAGGTAGATATGGCTCAGGCGCAATGAATACTGCATTAGGCGCAGCAGGTACAACATTAGCTAATTCATTATCTAATACTGCAGGTCAATTAGCTTATCAAAACTATGGCGCAGAACGTGGTATGCAACAACAAGCAGCACAAAACGCACCATCATTAGCGCAACAAGATTATTTTGACATTAACCAACTAGCACAAGCAGGTCAAGGTTATGAGGGTTATTCACAATTAGCATTACAAGATGCTTTGAACAGATATAACGCTACACAAAATGCACCACAAAACGCATTGGCTCAATACATGGGCTATGTTACAGGTTCACCACAAGGCTCACAAACTACTTCACAGGTTTATAAGAACCCAATGGCTGGTATTGCTGGTGGTGCTGGCATTGGTGGTTCATTAGGTGGTACACAAGGGGCTTTAATCGGTGCTGGTTTAGGCGGTCTTGCTGGTCTTTTAGGTTAGGAGTTAAGTATGGCAATTTCAGATTTTTTTAGTGGTGGTCAGACTCCAGATTACTTATCAGGCTTGCTTGATGACGAACAGTTACGCAAGTTAAAAGAACAAGCACAACAAAATGCTATGATGCAGTTTGGCTTGTCAGCATTATCACAAGGTGGTTACTCACAAACTCCAGTAGGCCTTGGCGAGATACTAGGTCAAGCAGGTCAAGCAGGTATGCAAGGCTATCAAAAAGGCGTACAAAGTGGCATAGAAGGCATAGGCACTCGTGCTAAGTTAGAAGAAATGCAACGTAAAAAACAAGATGAAGCAAAACGTCAAGTCTATATGCAACAATACGCATCTACATTACCTGCAAATCAACAAGCAGCAGTTCAAGCTATGCCTGAATTGGGTGTTAAGTTAGCAGAAAATCAATTTATGCCAAAACCAGCTAAATTTGAAAAAGTAGGCAATCAGTTGTTAGATGTAACGAGTGGCACTCCTACGGTAGCGTTTACTGGTGCGCCTGAAGCACCTTCAATGACTGAAGAACCTAATCGTGTAGCATTTGCTAAGTTTGGCAAGCCAATTAATCAATTAACACCACCTCAAGTAAATGAAGTTAATAAATACATAGAGCAATCTAAAAAAG